AAAGAGTTTAGCGAAATTACAGGAGTTAAAGGTGTTACTATAACTAAGTATTTAGCCAATCCAAGTATGTTAAGGCTAAAGCATATAGAATGTTTAGTGCAGCAACCAAAAATTAATCAAACTCACAACATTAATTCTTTAATAAAAACTATACAAAATGACACTTAAAGATATAACATACAAAAAGTATCAAGCATTAAGGAATGCGGTTTGTACTACCTACAACATTACCTTAGAAGAATTAGAGGGTACAAAGAGAAAAGCAAATATTGTAGGAGGAAAGAGAATGTTTTTTTATTTTCTTCGCAAGCATTATTTCTTGCCTTATATGAAAATAGCAGATGTTTTTGATATGAACCACGCAACGGTAATACATCATTGTAGAACAATGAAAGGATATTTAGAGTACGATAAGGAAACTATGATTAACTATATTAGAGTAAGAGATTTAGTCTTTGAGCAAAATAGTTTTGTTACCTTAAAAGACGAGCTTGATATACTAGAAGAAGAAGCATTGATAATCAACGATAGAATAGAAAAGATTAAAACTGAAATTAATTATTTAACTGAATTAGAAAATGGAAATTAAAGGAACATTAGAAGCAATTTTTGAAACAAAAGAGTTCAAAAGTGGATTTAAGAAAAGAGAGTTTGTGATAAACACGGGTGGGGATTACCCACAATCAATTAAAATGGAAGTTGTAAAAGACAACATTGACAAGCTAGACACATTGCCTATTGGTAGTGATGTAGAATGTAAGATTGATATTAGAGGTCGTCTGTACGAGGGTAACTATTACAACAACATACTTGCTTGGGCAATAGATGGTAGCGGTGCTAAACCATCTAAGAAAGCAGAAGTAAAAGAAGAATCTGACTTACCCTTTTAAGGTAAGGAAGTTAATAAAAGTATTTGATTGTGAAGTCGAACACTAAAAGGAAGAACGTAAAGAGGGTAGATAGCTTGTTACACAAGAACGCTGCCCTCAATTCTTCTCTCGGAATGGATAGCACTAAAACCGAGATTGAAGTCGTTAGAAAGCAGATAAGAGCCAATATAAGGTTGATTAAAGATTTATGTATCTATACATACGAAATTATAAACATAGACGATAACCATAAAACAACTAATTAAATGAATTATAATAGTACAATTAAAGATTACACAAAATTAAAAAAGTTTAAAACTAAACTAAAGAGAAATTTAGCAAAAATAATGTATTGGTATGGGTGGGAAGTAAAGGACATAGCAAATATATTTGGTTTAAGTAAAACAAGAATATATCAATATTTGAAAAAATGAAATTTGAAACCCCAAAAGATTTTGCTAGACAAGAGAGGGCAGCCAAAACTTTTTGCAACGAATATGCTTATTGCTATGCAAGTCAAGGAGATTTTAGTTCGGTTGATTATGAAATGAAAAATAAAAACTTTGACAGAATTTGCGGATTTGAAGTTAAGGGATGTCCTAATCAAACTGTTGATAGCCACGATTATTGTATAGTTTCTATGAAAAAGATTGTTGATTGTCAAGAAGAACAAATAAAGTACGGAAAGCCTGTTGTTATTTGTTGGGCTTTTGATGATGGCATACTATACGAAAGAATAGATAATCTATCGGGTACTTTTAAAAAAGGCGGTAGGAAGCCACGCAAAGGTTCTGTTCACGACCAAGAGATGATGATTTATATTAAAAGAAATAAATTAAAATTAATTTGGTATTAATAAAAATAAGTTTAACTTTGCATAGAATTTAACCCCAAAACATTAATACAATGGCAAAAAGAATGACAGATACGGATAAATGGAAGAAACGATTTGTTCGTGAATTAGAACCTCAACACAAGCTACTATGGTTTTACATACTAGACGACTGCAATCACGCAGGAATTTGGGAAGTAGATATAGAGGTAGCATCTATTAGAGTAGGCTTTGACCTAACACAAGACGATTTAACATTACTATTCGGAGATAAGGTAATATCATTTGACAATGGCGACAAATGGTTTATACCTGACTTTATTGAGTATCAGTATGGAGAGTTAAATCAAAATTCAAACGTACATAAATCTGTAATTAACCTATTAAACAAATATAATCTTGAAGGGTATTTGAAGGGTTCACAAAGGGTAGAAAGTACCCTTAAAGATAAAGATACAGATATAGTTATAGTTAAAGAAAAGGTTAAGGCTAAAAGGTTTGTTAAGCCAACTATTGACGATGTTAAAGATTATTGCGTAGAAAGAAATAACTTTGTTGATGCAGAGAAGTTCTTTGACTACTATTCTTCTAATGGTTGGAAAGTAGGAAAAAATCCAATGAAAGATTGGAAAGCATCCGTTAGGACTTGGGAGAAGAACTCAACGTCAGAGCAATCGAAAGGAAAGGTACAACAATCACTAGACACTTGGCAAGAAGCTAGACAAATGATAAACAATGGATAAGAGTAAACAAATTTGGAATAGGTACAATAAAGACCTAGAGCAGTTAAATGTAGATTGTGTAGATTTGTTAAGCAAATGTTATATTATGTTAGGACAAAGACCCGACACTCAACAAGTAGTTATGATGAGTAAGATGTTAGTAGATGACCTTACAAGGTTCTATGGCTCTATGGAGATTGAAGAAGTAGCATTTGCATTTGAGCAAGGAATAAGACACTCTGAAAGTGGTGGCTTTGTAAACGTAAGGAGTTGGAACATTTGGCTTAAAGAATACAAGGCAAAGGCTCAACTGCAAAGACAACAAAGATTAGTTACTGACTTTCAGAAAAGTAAACAACAACAGAATTTAATAACGGAAACAATTAATAAAGCAAAAAGATTAAAATAATGGGAATTTATAAGCACGTACAAAACATAGTAGTAGAAGATGAAAACGGAATGTCTAAAGTAGTAGTTCCAAAAATAATTAATTCAGATGTAGGGTTTCAATTATACTTCGGTAAAATGGAAGCAAGAGAAAGCGAAAGCACTAAGCCTATAAGAAACGAGGAAAGCATAAAGGTTGCCGACCATTATAAAAATTACTAAAAAAAATGACTGAAATTTACATAGCACTTGCACTAATAGGTGCAGCAATTACTTTTTTTCTTCTTCTTGAAGAACATAGAAAAGATGTTAAGTACAAAAAACAAAAAGAATGGTTGAACAAGAAATAATTATTGTTGTTATAACATTTGTTTTTTCTATTTTATATCTTATATTTGCTCAAAACAGAAAAGATGGCAGAAAAAAGTGGTAACACAGAAGAAAAAGTACAGATAGCAATAGTAAACTATCTTAAACTTCAATACCCAAACGCAATATTTACTGCTACAATGGGCGGTCAATTCCAAAAGCATTACTCACAGAGAATGAAAGCCAAGCGTACGGGCTATTTAAAGGGTGTTAGCGACCTTTTAATCTTTGAACCGAATGATAAGTATTTCGGATTGTTTATAGAGCTTAAAAAGGACAAGAAGTCTTACGCATCAAAAGAACAGAGGGCTTTCATAGGAGGGGTGTCTGACAGGGGGTACTACGGGGTATGCTGCAAGGGGTTCGACCATTGCAAAGAAATAATAGATAAATATTTTAAAAACGAATTATGAGTGAATCAATGAAAATTATCGCTAAGAAGCGAAACGAAAAAAAAGCTAAGAAGAAAGCTAAAAAGATTATAGACATTACTAACAAGCAGAACGACAAGATGCTAGACCAAGTAGTCAATCCTTTGTTAGATGATGCCATAGCCAAGATTATAGCAGAAACATACAAAGAGTATGTGGAAGAATTTAATGGAGATGAGGTAAAAGCGGTTCACAAAATATTTGAGGTGGGTGCTGCATTGTTAAACACAGATAATTTTAAAGATGAAAAGTAAACATTATTACGAATTTAAAAGAAACATAAATTGCGAACAAAATTGTTTTTGCAAAAAAAATAAAGGAAAGTTTTTAATGTGTCAAGCTGCTGATGAAACTGCTGAAGCTGCTGCTGAAACTGCTGAAACTGCTGACCCTATTGGGGTTGGGGATAGTATGTCTTCGGCTAAAGATATGGGAATCCCTAGCTACTATATCGGAAGAAATGGATATGAAGCACGAAAAGTAGTTGCTAATTTTGACCTATCATATAATATAGGTACAGCAACGACATATCTCTTACGCTGTGGTAAGAAGAAAGAAAATGGAATGAGCGACAAAGATAAACATATTGAAGATATAAACAAGGCAATCAATCATTTAAAATTTGAAATAAGCAAATTACAGGATGAAAAATAATTCTGAAATAATAAAAGAATTGCAATCAATTTGCAATTATATTGAAAAAAATAATGTTTATGGCTTTAATTCTAAAAAAGGAATAGACATATTTATATATATAAAAGAACGAATAAAAAAATTAAAAGATGAGCATTAATATATACGACAGAAAAGATATGCGAGGGGGTGGCTACGCTAAAAGAAAGTTTACACTTGAAGAAGCCGAAGAAATAAGAAAGGAATATAAGCAAGGGGGTGTAAGTCAGAATCAGTTAGCACGTAAATACGAGGTATCTCAACCTATTATTAATATGTTATTGAAAGGAAAAACATATACCAAATAGGTTTTTTAATTTTTTTTTATTACATTTGTGTTTATAAGGAGTGGTTGCCTTTGGTTACGAC